TCCGTACCAACGACTGGGCCCAAAGAAGTTTACTTATTCTGAAAAAGCGTTGACCGATTGGGTAACCTCCAAGCATGGGAGCGCACTCTAGTGACTGTGCTAACCCTCGATCTAGCTACGACGACAGGGTGGGCTGTGTGTGCCAGTGGAATAGTAACCAGCGGTACAATTAGCTTTAAGTCGGGTCGTTACGAGGGCGGAGGAATGAGATATCTCCGTTTCCGTTCATGGCTACGGGATATGTTTGAAACAGTTAAGCCAGAAGTCTGTTATTTCGAGGAGGTGCGTAGGCATATGTCTACAGATGCCGCCCATGTTCATGGGGGTCTACTTGCAGTGCTAACTGCGGATTGCGAGGCAAAGGAAATTCCATACCAGGGGATTCCCGTAGGAACGATCAAGAAAGCAACTACCGGCTCTGGAGCTGCCAAGAAGGCAGCAATGATCGAAGCTGCTAAACGACTTTATCCCGATCAAGAAATCGAAGACGACAACCAAGCCGATGCACTCTGCATCCTCCATACATCAAAATCCCTCTAATGTTCACCCTGTTCCCATTTCAAGAGGAAGCCTCGGCGCATCATCTCAAGGTTCTGGACTCCGTGGGAGCGTCCTTGGACGGGACGGGGTGTGGAGGAGGAAAGACAATTATCGCCTCCAGTACGGCAAAAAGATACGGACAGCCCTGCGCGGTGATCTGCCCGAAGTCCGTGTTAAATAAATGGAGCGATACTCTTAACAGTTTTGGTATCGAACCGCTTTTTGTACTCAACCCTGAGAAACTACGAGGCGGCAGAACCCCTTTTCTTAAAAAAGAAGGCAAAGGAGTTGTTTGGAATCTACCCGCCGGGACGCTTCTTATCTTCGACGAGGTTCACAACTACTCAGCGGCAACGAGTCTGAACGCAAAGATGCTCATGGCGGCAAGCCCATACAAGATCCTCATGCTATCTGCGACCGCTGCAGAGTCTCCGCTAAAACTGAGAGGGATCGGGTCTACGCTGCGGCTATTCAAAAAGAACGAGTATTGGTCTTGGATCAAAAAAATGGGAGCTACCGAGGGTAGATTCGGAGGGTTTGAATGGAATGCCCGTGACCCAAAAAATAAAGAACGGATGAATACTCTTCACCAAAGCATCTTTGGCCCTAGGGGGTTTAGGGTGTCCGAGGAAACTCTGAAAGAACAGCTCCCAGAGCTACTGGTAGAAGACGAGCCAATCTCAGTCTCCGAGGCGGATCGCAAAGAAATCAAAAGACTTTACGATGAGATGTCTGACCCGAATGACATTGGAGCTGTAAAAAATCTCCGCCAACGCCAAGCCATCGAGCTAGTCAAGATTCCCTACTTAGCCGAGCGAGCCCAGCAAATCGTGGAGGACGGAGGATCAGTTGTGATCTTCCTGAACTTTCACGAATCCATCGATTTGGCCTACAAGCTCACTCAGGCCAGAATGATCGATGGTCGTCAGCCTCAGAGCTGGCGGCTGGAAGCAAGGGATCTCTTCCAAAAAGGTGAGATTAAAATGCTGATCGTCCAGATCGGAGCCGGTGGGCAGTCCATCGACCTGCACGATACCCTTGGGAACTGCCCTAGGACGGCTCTCCTATGCCCTCAGTTTTCGGGAACGATGGAGGAGCAGGCAATCGGTCGCATATCTCGTGTGGGGGCTAAGAGCCGTGCTTTAGCTTTACGGCTATACGTCCCTGGGACTGTGGAGACAGAGGCTCTAAAAACCACAGGGCATAAGCGGGAAAACACCAGAATTTTTAACGAAGGATTTATGACACAAACAAAAGACGTAGCAGTCGTCTCAAAAACTGCCGAGATAGCGGAGGACACCGTTCTCCGAGACCACGCCGAGCATAGCCCATCCTCCCTAAAGGAGAAGGCAAAGTGCCCCGGCTTCCGTAACGACCAGTCTGGCGATAAGTCGGCTGCTAATCGGGGAACCCTAGGACATAAAGCCGTTGAGGTTGAGAACGTCGAGATTATCCCCCTTGATGATCCTGCTCTTCGGGAGGCTGCAGGAGCCTGTATCAAGTATATCCAGAACCTACGCAAAAAATGCGGGGCTGGGATCGAGGAGATTCGGGAAAGGCGTTACCATATGCACGATCAGTTCGGGCATATCGACTATGTCATCATCCACAACAACGGAACCTCCGCTGAATTGATCGACTACAAGTTTGGTTGGGGTAAATACGAAGCCGACTCCCCGCAGTTCTGGGCGTATGCCGTGGGTATCTTCGATGCTCATCGAAAACTTAAAGACATCACTGTCCATGTGCTTCTGCCGTTCCAGAACGTGATTGATACCGAGACCTGGACTAGGGAGTTCGATCTGGAGATCCTTTCATCGAAGACTCTCGCCATCATCGAGCGAGCCAAAAGGAATGAACCCGCAGACTACATGACCGGCGGTCACTGCGCTTGGTGTAATACTCGTGCAACCTGTCCTGCACTAAATGCTCTAGCGATCACAGTTGCTACTAAATATAAAGCCGACGAGTTGACGCTGCCGGCTGAATATGACCCAGCTTTTATCACCGACCCAGAGCAAATTGCCCTCGCAAAACGAGTCGCTCCGATCATGGAATCGTGGGCTTCAAAAGTGAATGCCAGGGCACTCGAAATGCGACTGATGGAAGGCATTGAAATCCCAGGTTGGGAACTCGCGGAAAAAAGTACTCCGTTTAAGATAACGGACGCTCAAGCCGCATGGGAAGTGGTTAAGAATAAAATCACGCCAGAGGCTTTCGCTACTTGTGCCGAAGTAAAAATCGGTGAACTGGAGAAAGTATTTTCTCGGACGGCTGAGAAGGGCCAGATGGGAAAATCCAAAGCGGAACTCAGGGAAGCTCTTCTCACTTGCGGAGCCGCAAAAGTTGAGGGGACGGTTCAGTACTTAAAAAAATCAAAATAATTTTGAACGGATCGGCATAACCGCTGTCTTAAATCAATCCAAGTAATAACCAAGTAGGTTGTGCAAGGAAACAAAACACCAACAAAAAGGAAAAAACAAAATGGCTAAAAGCACATTTGAAATCGCGGAAGAGCCTTCAACGGATCTTGTCGTGATCGCGGAGAAACAAGTGGCGGTTGCCACTTCAGTCGATGCCTCTGCCAAGGGGCTCATCGGAGAGTGGACAAACGAGGATGTCAAACTTCCAAGGATCTCCTTGGTATCGAAGACAGGCGAGTTGGCAAACAACTTCGCTGTGGGCACTTGGGTACTTGATAAGACCCATCAGTTAACAAAGCTGGAGGACAGAACCAAGGGGTCTGCACTGACGGCTATCGCCCTGCGGATGCTCAAGCAGTATAAGGAGAACATCCCCTACGAGGAGCAGACTGCCGGGACGATTGCTCGTACTTTCAATACGGCTGACGAGGTAAGGGACAATGGAGGAACCATCTCCCGCAGTCAGCGTGGTGCTAACGCCTACAGCGAGATCGCTCACATCGAGTTCTTAATCCAAGCCCCAGAGGAGTTGGACGAAGACGCTAGGACGCTCTTCTACCTCTATGCCGGTGGCAAGATGTACACTCGTGTTATCTACACCGCTTCAGGAACCGCCTATGGAGCCACTGCGGTAACGCTGGCTACGGCGATCCGTAATGGTCACCTAGGTTCAGTTGGTCTTCAAGGCGGGTTCTGGCAACTGGGAACTGCGCTTCAGTCAACCACCAAGAATTCATGGTGGATTCCTACCATCAAGGCGGCTGGATACGTTGATCCAGAGACAGCAGCCGTAATCGCAACACTTGTCTAATAATTTGAGGGGCGGCGGTTTTCGGGGGAAGGCCGTCGCTCTTCAAGCTTAAAACAATGTCTATTAGCTTTCCTAGCGAGATTGCGGAAAAGCACCGCAACTACAAAGAGCAGATCGCTGCTCTAGACTGCGATTTGGAGGAAACTCCAAAACTCATTGCGTTTTCTGGCCTAGCCGGTAGCGGAAAGTCAACTGCTGCAAAGTACCTCGTCAAGAAGCACGGATTCATACGAGTTCGATTTGCAAACACCATGAAAAAGATGGTGGCGGCAATGCTTGAAGATGCCGGTCATAGCGCAAGAGAGATCCTTGAGGCTGTCGATGGTGACAAGAAGGAGATCCCTTTTTTCGCCCTAGGAGGCCGAACCCCTAGATACGTCCTGCAAACGCTAGGAACAGAATGGGGTAGAAAACTATTGGGCGAAACTATCTGGGTAAATATCACCAAGAGCAAAATCGAAAGGATTCTTTCCGAAGGTGGAAAGGTAGTCGTCGATGATGTTCGCTTTCAGAACGAGGCCGACATCATCGGGGAACTAGGTGGGGAGACCTATCGGATTATTCGTACATCAAACGCTTCTGTCACTGAGGAGACTCATCAGAGCGAGATGCAGTGGCTAGATGAAGCCAACGCCATCGTCAATGACGGTGATCTAAACGACTTGGAAGAACAACTGGAGGATATCATATGATCGAAACAAAGAACGGAGAAGTCTGGACTCCGCATTGCAGCAACCAGCGTCTTATAACACACGGCATATCAGTCTGTGACGGCGAGTACTGCCCTGTACACAACCCATCGGATCACCACATGGTCGAGTGGCCGCAGCATTACCGAAACGACATCGGGATAACCGAGCGTATCTGTAAACACGGAATAGGGCATCCAGATCCTGACGATCCAAATTACAATTATGCTCACGGATGCGACGGCTGTTGTAATCCTGAGAGGAAAGAGGAAGTCTCAATCCCTTCCACATTTATTTGGCGTTGCCGTAATTGGATCGCTGGAAAACTCCTCGGAATTACATCGGAAGATTTTGCAGAATGGGATGAAGAACTCGCGTTGGCTTTAGGCGAGCAGGAAACCGAACGCCTTGAGATCGAGCGTTGTCATGAGATCATCGAGAGACTTTTGATAGCTCTGAAGATACAGAAAGGGCTCTCGAAGGACATCAAACGCGAGATCAATAAGCTCAAGGTAGATATCGGTATCTGCAAGAAGCGAGGTCGCCCTAGGAAGGGGTAATAAGTTGCTCTATGGCTTCAGAGGGTAAACAAGCCTGACAGTCGGGAAAGACCGGCACTAATTTTTATGACACCCGAAACGCCTAGAACTTTAGAAGCAGCTAAACGATTGATCACCCCTTGGGGCACAGAGGAGCATTGGGTTCCAGCAAGTATCTGTGAACAAATAGAACGGGAGCTGGCTCAATCTCGAAAAGAAACCTACGACGCCAAGACGGCATTTACGATCCTAGGAGACAAATACGATAAACTGACGTCAGTATTAAAGGAGTCGGTATGGGACAAAGTTTGGAACAGGGTTGACCAGGTGATCGATAAATCTCGATCCAAACAATGAGCGACACTCCACGCACGGATGCTCAAACGTATGTTTGGGAGCAAGGGGGAGAAAATCCTTTTGTTCACAAGGAGTTCGCCCAACAACTTGAATTAGAACTCGCCGAGAAATCCAACGAGGTCGCAAGGCTCCGCAAAGTCATGCGAGAATATATCGACTTTATGGATGAGAACCTTGGAACAACTGCTGATTGGCCTATGGAAGCGGCTTTCGACGATGGAGATGTATGCCAGCGTTATTGCGATTTGCTCAACGCTATGAAGCGAGAAGTGAAACCAGAAGACATCAACTGATATGTACGGAATCCAAGACAAGATTAACCAAATCCTGCGAGGGGAAGAAACCATTCGTAAGAATCAATCCATGCTAACTGCACAATCCGATTCAATAGAGCTTTATCACGCCCTATGTGACATGACCAAAGACCTGACCCAGAAAACCAACGAGGTCGCAAGGCTCCGTGAGCTTCTGAAGAAAGTCTTTTTCGAGCTAGAGAAGGTGCCATTTCAGACTCCGAAGCTGACCGCATTTACAGCTCACAGACTCGCCGACAGATACCGTGAGGAACTAGCCAGACTTGCCCCCGCGCCAGAGGAACCCAAAACCTCTGCATTTTCCGACAAGTGCATAGGAAATGTAACGAAATTCACCCATGAGGGGAATAACGATGCAAAAGATAAACAACCCGAATGGCGAGAACTCTTGCCTGACGAGGTGATCCAAGAGGGTGATGAACGCACAGACCGACATCATGAATTGGGTTGGAGAAAGGCAGAGAACAGCATCGGCACACTTGCTTGGAAATGGACTACGCTGAAATTCCGCACCCGCCGTCCGTTGCCAGAGGGAGCTTTTCAAAATGACACATTTATAAAAACTCGTACCTCTGAAAAGGACACAAAGTAATTATAGGGAGTTTAGGGAGTTTAGGGAGTTTACAACAATGAATGAATCAGACACACCACGAACGGATGAAGCCATAGAAGCGATGGGGCTGGCAGCACTCGTTGTGCCAGTGGAAGTATGCCGTCAGCTTGAAAGAGAACTCAACACATCAGAGATTTGGAAGAAAAGAGCAGAAATAGCAGAGGCAGAAGTAGCGAGGATGCGTAGGCTATATTGGAGACAATAATGATTGTAGCCATTGATTTTGAATCCTACTACGACTCCGATATCAACGTCGGTGACATGGGTGCATGGCACTACGCAAGAGCTACAGACATCTACTTGGTCTCGATGATTTCCGATACTGGCTGGGAGTGGGTAGGTCACCCAAAGGATGCGCCCTGGACTCTCGTAAATGGAGAGACTTGGATCATGCACAACGCTGCCTTCGATCTCACTCTCCTCGAAGCACTCATCGAGAAGGGGATTGTCCCTAAGGTGAAGGCGTTACAGGTGCATGATACGGCTGACATGGCCGCTGCCCTAGGGTGGCCTAGAAGCTTGAAAGAAGCTTCGCACTATCTGCTAGGAGTGGACGTAAAAAAGACGACCCGCGACAACATGAAGGGCAAAAAATGGCTGGAAATGGACTTTCTTTTCCAAAAAGAGGTCTCAGATTACGCTCTTTTGGACTCCAGATTGACCCTTCAACTTTGGCAAAAACACTCTGTTAATTGGCCTTTGAGTGAGCGAAGAACCTCGGAAATGACCAGAAATATGTCGATGAGAGGGGTTCCAGTCAATATTACCGCAATAAAACGAGCAATCGACACGCTGTACGCTGAATGCGAGAGCCAGATGGCTCACCTTCCTTGGATCGGAACCCGTCCACCCCTATCTCTCGACGCAATTCGGGAAGAATGTCGTAAGGAAGGTATCTGGTCGCCGGCATCATTCTCCGAAAAAGACGAGGAGGGACAAAAATGGGAGGAGGAATTTGCGGATAAATATCCTTGGGTCAGTGCTGTGAGAGCATTCCGTAAAGCCAACAAGCACCTCAAGAGTATTACCACGATGATGAAGCGAACCCGTCCCGATAGTTGGATGGGGTACGATTTGAAATACTACGGAAGCACCACCGGCAGGGACTCAGGCTCTGGAGGCTGGAATGCCCAGAACCTCCCAAAGGGAGAGGTCGCCGGTGTCGATATCCGCAAGCTGATTGAAGCTCCAGAAGGCAAGATGCTCGTTGTCTGCGACCTGGCTCAAATCGAATCTCGTGTCCTCCTCTACCTAGTACAGGACTACGATACCTTAAAGATATTGGAGAGCGGCATCGACATCTATGAAGCTCATGCCAGATCCACGATGGGATACACCGACCCTCGTCCGCTCAAGGAAGTGGACAACGATATGCGCCAGCTCGCAAAAGCTCGTGTCCTAGGGCTAGGCTTCGGCTGCGGAGCCGCTAAATTCCAGACGGTTGCATGGATCATGGCTCGTCTACGGATCACTCCTGCCGAGAGTGAGAAGATCGTTAAAGACTACCGCAGGAGTAATCCGCTCATCACAAAGTTCTGGAAAGACCTAGGGTCAAAACTCAAGAAACACAAAGGCAAGAAGCTGACGATGATCATCCCCGGAGGG